AGCGCGGTGATCGTGGCGTCCGCCAGAGTGTTGAACACGGAGAGCGTGCCCTGGACCGCGACCTGACGCCCGGCTGGACAGAGAGTGTTTGGCGTGCCGGTTAGCGTCTCCGTCACGGTCGAACTCGTGGGGATGACAGGGAGCGTCCCGGTGATCGCCGCGACGTTCACCAGGTCTTGACCCAGCGCATTGTCAGGGTTGAATGCTGCGTGGACTGCTCCCGCGAGGTTCCATAACTCAAGGTAGCGCTCAGCTATGATCCCTATGATCTGACCGAAGCGGCTCTGAGGAGTGACATTAATCGAGGCCCCGAAGGCTGACTTCATCGCGGCCTGGAGGTCGGCGGTTATGTCCGTGATCGCCTTCGGGATGAAACCCGTCGACAGCAGTCCGAATTGTGTGCCTAAGCTCATTATGGACTCACCTGTACAGTTCCACCTAGCTGCGTCTTGTTCGAGAACGCAGCCCACTTGACCGTAAGGCTACGCCGCGTCGTGTCCTGCGTCACGTTTACGAACTGAACCTGCGTGATCCCCTGGCGCGCAGCGATCGCCGCGAACAGAACGGAGCGGAGTTCTTGCAGATTGACCTTCTTCTGACCCAGCACGCTGAACCAGGAGATCCCCTGACTCTGGTCTAGGAACCACTCGCCTAGCATGAACTGGAGGGTAGCCGTAACATCCGAGATGATCGCCGCGGTGTCCGCTACCAACGGGGCGATATCTTGACCCTGGAGTTGGAGATCGTATGTCGCATCTAGTGCTAAGTCTTTAGGTATGCCCATGTCTGTCTAAACTATCACTTCGCCTTGAGGATAGCGCTCGCTGGGGATGTCGGGCTGCCCATCGGGGTGGTCGGCTGGCCTGTAGTGCCCGGGGCTGTCGTGACTGGGTGAAGGTGCGCATCAAATGCCGTCTTAATCGCCTGCAATTGGGTCAGGACAAGCGAGGCCAGTGCAACCGCGTCGGTTGGAGGGGTCCCGTCGTTCCCACCTAACTCGACTTGATTCTGGCGCAGGACGATCTGGGGACCGTTGTCAGGCCCAATCGTCATGCCGTTACCGCCTGCCCCCGTCCACGAGGCATTATCAGGATGGAGCCCGGGATAAAACACTGCATCAGCGTGATGATGACTCCTCTGGTCCTTCGGCGAGACGTGCCCACCCTGCTGTTGCCAGAGGTCCATTGACAGGTCGGATACAATCACCTGCCCGGTGTCCCCTATCTTCAGCGGGAATGTGATGCGGAATCCCCCGGCCGCAGGGAACGCGACCGGTACGTGGGGAAGCACAGGGAGAGGAAGCGCGACGAAGGTTCCATCCTCTTGCTCGACCTGAGGGTCAATCAAGGGCAAGAGGTCGACGGTCTGAGTCAGCGGGTCATATGCCTGGACTGAGCACGGGAAGGCTACCTTAATCTGCCTCATCGTGACCTCGCGCACCTTGTCTAGGACCTGACCGTATGACGGTGACCGCTGCTGCTGGCTCATTAGAGGACTCCCAGTGCTCGAGCTTCGACCGTAGAGTACCAGTCGCCCTTATGCGTATCGCCGCTATGCGAGACTTTCTCGACTCGGAAGAATCCGTTTGTCGAGACGGACTCGACCTTGATCCGACGCCCGGGCTTAATCAACGGGTTGAGCAGCGACTTCACGCGGAGGATGCCAGGCCCACCGAGCACCTCAGGCGTACCGTGCTCGGGAGATCCGACCATTCCCGATTGCTGGTTTACTAAGACGGCGCTGTCCTTTGTGACCTCGCCAGGAGCGAGGAGCTGGATCTGCCCGTCCTGGATCGACCACTCGATCCCGAGCCCGGAGAGAATCGAGTCGAGCTCAGTGCTCGCCTTGCCATGAGAGGCGTAACCGGAGACGAACTGATCGACGACATTGGTCAGCTGCGCCGCAGCGTTGCCCGGATCCAGCTGCAGAGCGTTCACGAGCTGTAGCACGATATCCTTGATTTTGGCACCTGGACGAAAAGAGCCGGAAAACACCGCATAACGCTGATGCCTTTCCCCGTCCCCTGATTGGATCTTCGTGACCCAGTCGGCACCATCGCGCACGTGGTCAATCGTCCTTGAGTCCCCGTCGAAGAGCAGCGAGAGGTCTTCACCGTAACCGGCCGAGAGTAAGACTCGAGTCCCACGCGCCTGTAGCTTCGCTCGCGTAGATGACGCGAGATTGAAAATCTGGATCAACGCGCGGTTTGGTTCCTTCGTGACCGTCTTCTCTATCTTGAAGTTGACTCGAAGCTCTTGAGCCAAAATTCCCGTCGAGGCATTTGAACGCTTGAGCGACCCCGCGATCGGCGGTACCATGATCAGGGAACAACGCCTCTGGAACAGCGCAGGCATCAGACAAAGACCGCGACTTCCGCCGCCGTGTAGTACCAGATCTGCACGCGTGATCCTAGGTCAGCCAACCCCGCGTCGGAGGATTGACTGGAGGTGTCGACGCACACGAACATTCCCGGGGGCATGCCTGCAGTGTTCTTGTACCGTCCGAAGAGCGAGGTCCCGAGGACCACGCGCTGCGAGCCCGCGAGGAAGTTGGCCTGACCGTCCCCGATCTGGATATACCAGACATCGTCGCGATCGTTGTAGATCAGCTCGAAGGTGTACGTCGCACCCTCCAGCTCGCACTGAAAGCGGTAGCGCGGCGTCACGCCTAGGTCCGTCAAGAGCGGAAGGATGAGGGGCATTGATCAGAATCCGAAGACTGGAGCGACCTTCGCCTTGGCAGCATCCCACATTGCGGCGGCTTGCGTCTTCTGAGTCGCGGTCGCGGTCGCAGGCGTCGCGACCCTCTTTCCCTTGTCGGTACCCGGCTTATGCTGAGGTCCAGCCGTCTTGACCGTAACCGTCTGGTTAAAGACGATCCTGATCTCTTTAAAAATCAGCGTGAACTGCAGCGCGTCGCCAATCTGAGCGTTCCTAGGCTCGTTCTTGGAGATCAGCAGCATGTTCGAATAGGTGTCGAGCTTTGTCTGTATGGTGTGGGTCGCGCCTGCCTGCAGCCTCTGCTTAAGCGCGAAGTGCGCCGCCTCAGCCGCGCCTGGCTGGTCGGGCAAGAATGGACCCTGCGCGAACGAGCCCGTGAACGGATTGATGATCGGTGTGTTCGAAATCAGTCCCTCGAGCGTGAGCATCTGTGGCTTAGGTCGTACGTGATCCGTTATGTTCGAGCCCGATTCAACCGGGTGGTCGGTAGCCTCAGCCTCTTGCGCGTGCGTCTCGCTCAGCGAGGCGTCGAGCGTGAGGATCAGCGTCCCCGTATCCTGGTCTTTGATCGTGACGTTCATCTGGCGACCGCCCCATAAGCTTCGCGCTGCTTGCGCTGATCGTACTCCTCGAGTGCCTCGATCGTGCGGTCAGCGATCTGCTTCGGATCCATGCCCACGGCCGCGTTGATCGTGATCGGCGCGTTGATAGTCGATCCGCCTTGCGACATGTAGTTCTCGCTCTGCTGGTACGCGGGCACACCGAAAGCTTTCTGCATGAATCCCTGAGGCTCGACCGCCGCCTTCTGGACGATTGTCGGGACACCCGCTGCCTGGAGCGCCTCAGCACCTCGGATCTTCTCGAGTCCACCAGCGATCGCTTCACCCATACCACCGCCGAATAGAAAATGAACTACCTCGCTGGCCTTGTTCAGAAACGAGCGAACCTTCTCGAGCGCGTCTGGCGGAAACATTCGACCAATCAGTGAGTCCTTGCCTTGCATGAATCCATAGATGTCCTCGATCGCGAAGAGAACTGCGCCGAGGAATACGAGCCAGAGATTCGCGGCGACAAAGAACGCGCCGACCGTGGCCAGCATCGCGAGCCAAGCACCCGTCTTAATGAACAGCTCATCGAAGGCGATGGCGATCGGTTTCAGTAGAGCCACGACACCGTCTAGAAAGCGCATGATCCCCGAGCTGATCAGCTCGCGATTCGAGGCGATCCAATTAGCGATCTTGTCGGTTACGTCCGTAATGCGCTTGATAAACGCTGATCCTAGTGCATTCTTAAGCCCAAGAACGGCCGCTTTGAGATGCTTTTGTTGCTC